TCGCCGACGACACTTTTTCTGTTAGATAATAATCGGCGATGGTTTGAAGCATTTCCTTGTACATACACAACGCACGCTCACGAGTGCATTTGTTGAACGTCATCAACTGCATGATGACCTTTTCTGAAAGTGTCGTTGACGACACAAATTTTGGTTGGTTGTTCATGATTATTTATGTTAGTTCTTAATTACAATACAAAGGTACTACAAAGGTATGACAATTACAAATTGTAACGCAACTTGTCCTTGCTTGTAGACAAACCCAGTTTGTGTCGCCGACGACACAACTTCTTGCCTTGCCTTGCCTTGCCTTGCCTTGCCTTGCCTTGCCTTGCCTTGCCTTGCCATGATTAATTTGTTACGTCTTGCCATGCCTTAATTGAACAATACAAAGGTACTACAAAAATACTACATTTCCAAATTGGATCACGGCTTGTCCTTTGCTGTGGACAAAGTGTTTTTGACAAATCCGCAGTGTGTTTTTGTGTCGCCGACGACACACTTTTTCGTGTGGCCTTGCCATATTTCACACGACCAAAGTGGGTGTAAACTTTCCACCATATGCGAAGCGATGCAATGCGAAGCGAAGCGAAGCGACGCAATGCGAAGCGAATAGGTGTGAACTTTCCACCATCAAAATGATGGGCTATTTTAAGCCAATTTAAGGCGATGAAATACAGCGTTAATAGGTAGGTATACCAAAGGGTAAAATAGTTGTTTATAGGGCTTAAAATGGGGGACAAATTGAAGCCAATATAAAACAATAAAGCCCAATGAATGGGGCTATCTTTGTGGGTTGGTTGGGTTAAATTAATTCTTTTGATACGGGCAACTTTTGTACACGTTTCTTTTGAATTTCGGTTAAAATGTCCGTATCTTTTTTGGTCGTCGCCTTTCTGATGGCAAAGGTTGACAAAATGGAGGGTTTCAATACCTCATTGAAAAAGGCGTTTATTTCAATGAGGGTGAAATTTGTTTTGTGGGTGTGGTCGTTATACATTGTTAGCGATTTGTTGCCCTCCTTAATTTGCCACAAAATCACTTTTTTGTCGCCATTGCTACGCATTTCGGAAAGGGTTTCGCCGTCGGTTTCCGCTTCGCCTTTGTGTTCTTCGTACTTTGAAGCCCATGTATTTAGTGCGTCAATTGAACGGGTGAACGGCTCGCCGTTCGCCTCGGCTTCGTCGCAAAGTGCGTTAAATTTGTTGCGAATTTCGGGCGTTTCTACGCAAACCCCTCCGACCTTAACAAGGCGATGAAACCAACTTTTGGAAAGGCCGTAAACCAAAAATATCACCTCATCCTTTTTCGGTAATTCTTTGGCTGTTAGCCCGTCATCCTTAAGGCGATTATTCAAAGCCTTAAAAAACTCATCAAAAACGGGTTTCACTTTGTACAATTCACGGGCAAGGTCTAAACTAACTTCGTACTTTTGGCGCTCCGCAGTTTGAATTTCGGCGTTCAACTTTTTTACTTCAGTTACTTTTAAAGCCTTGCTTTGTGCGTTTTTGGCGGTCGCTAACATTCCGTTAACGATGGTCGCAATTTGTTGGTTGTTCATTTTCTTTTTGCCTTAATGGCACTACAATACTACTACAAAGAATTGATATAAACAAGCAAGGGGGTAAAAAAATGTTTTTGTGTCGCCGACGACACACCTTAAGTTATTGAAATTCAAGGAGTTACGGGAACGGGGAAATTTTGTAGAATGACGCACGGGCGCACAAAAGGGGTGTAACCCCAATGTTTACGGGGCTTGACGCCATAAAAAAGGCAAAAAAAAGGGGCAAAAAAGGGGAAAAAGGGAGGGGGGGAGTGTTGCAAAATTTCGACTTTCGGGAAGGGGATCGTCGCTGAAATGGGGGGTATTACCCCCTTGTTTAGCATATCTAACCCCCTGATTCCAAGTCTTTCAAATGCATTATCTTTGCTGTATCATGATAAAGAAGTTCAACATTATAGCGAGCCATGTTAGCAGTGGTGCTATGCAGGAGAGTCCCAGTTACGAGATGGGCATTAGTAAGTACGCGAAGATGAGACAGGATAGGATGAAGAATCAAAAGATTGAGATGATGACGGAGGCTTATAAGAGGGCCGAGGCTAGTGAGATGGATAATGAGATTGGCATGATTATGCCATTTGTACGGAAGTAAATTTGTTTTTAGTTTGGTTGAATGGAGGGGCGTAATGCCCCTTTCTTCGTTTATATACCATCTGAAAGATCAACATATTCCCCTAAAAACACCCTCAAAGTCAACATAAATTCGTACATATTTCAACATATTTCATGTCAAATTCAACATATTTTGGCCAAATTTCAACATATCGAAGGATCAAGTTCAACATATTTTCAATTTTCAACATGCCTAATTACTACATAATTACTACAACCCTACAAAATTACTATATTTCTATGTTGAGTTTTACATAAACTATGTTAAAAATATGTTGAAATTGAAATTAGTAAGTCATTGTAAAACAATGAGTTAATAAGAAATATGTTGAAAATGTTGAAAATGACCCCGTTTTAAAAATAAAAAAAAAAGTTGCACGTAGTAAAGAGAGAGAGAGAATAGGGACCATGTGTTTTCAACATTAACATATTTACCACGACACCGATGGTGGTGTGGTTTTAAATTTGTCCATCGTTTCATCCTATTGCATGAGCAATGTTGTTGGTGTATATTTGTCAGCGAATAATAAATCAAATCAAATTCAAATATGACATTAGGGTATTCTCCGAAAGAGTTATCATTTGACGAGCAAGGCAGGGCCAAACTTGTAAGTGGTATCAAGAAACTTTCCAAGGCTGTTAAGAGCACATTGGGGCCTAACGGCAACACGGTGTTATTGGAATCACCGAATCACACACATGGGTTGACGGTCACCAAGGATGGTGTAACTGTTGCCAAGTCGATTGACTTGTTGGATCCGATTGAGAACTTGGCTGTAAGGATCATGAAGCAGGCGGCTGACCGCACGGCGTCGGACGCAGGTGATGGTACGACCACGAGCATTGTGCTGACGGAGGCGATCATCATGAACGGGTTGGATTACTTGGGCAATGTTTCATTGAACCGGTCGCAGTTGTTGAGGGAGTTGGTGGAGGTGAGTGAGAAGGTGGTGGAAGTGTTGAAGAAGAAGAGCAAGAAATTGACGAACTCTATGTTGGTGGATGTGGCTACGATTTCTGCGAACAACGACAAGAGCATTGGTCAGATCATTGCGGAGGTTTACAAGGATGTGGGCAAGAATGGTATTGTGACGGTTGAGAAGAGCCAGAGCACTGAGACGATTGCCGAGACCACGTTGGGATTGAAGATTGACAGGGGGTATTTGAGCCCGTTGTTTATCAACGATCAGAAGAAGGACGAGTGCGTGTACGAGGATGTGATGGTGTTGGTGGCCGACATGGAGATCAGCAACATCTTGCAACTTGAGTTGGTATTGAAACCAATCATACAGGAGAACAAGCGGTTATTGTTGATTGCGCCGTGCAATGCGAACGTTGTGAATACGTTGGCTGCGAACGTGATGAAGAACAATTTGAAGATTGTGGCTATCCAGCCACCGAGTTTTGGGTACAAGCAGCACGAGTTGATGCAGGACATTGCGTTGAGTGTGGGTGCGACCTACTATAGCGAGAAGACGGGCGATGATTTGAGCCTTGTGAACTACTCTGACTTGGGTCATGCGGCCCGGGTGATCGTGTCGGCTGACAAGACCATCTTGTTGAAGTCAAATTTAAAGGCAAATCAAACGGCGATCGATGAGAGAGTGGCTCAATTGTGGCAGGCACACAGCCAAGCGACGAAGAAGGCGGACAAGGACTTCATCTTGGAGCGCATAGCCTCCCTCACGGGAGGAATAGGCGTCATTTACGTGGGTGGAAACACCGACTTGGAGCAGAAAGAGTTGTACGATCGTGTCGATGACGCGGTATGTGCGGTACGATCTGCGTTAGAGGAGGGCATTTTGCCGGGCGCAGGACGCGCGTTACACGAGATTGCTACCCAACACCCCATCTTCCAAGAGATCGTCGCTCACAGCGCAGAGAAACAAGCCGCAATCGACATTTTGAGAGAGGCATTGCGCGCGCCGTTGGATCAGATCCTACAGAATGCCGGTATTAATCCGCAAGACGTGTACGATAACACGGAGGAGAGTGGCTTTGGTTACAACTTAAAGACGGGCGAGCATGGTGACTTGATCAAGATGGGTGTAATTGACCCGTTGAAGGTGACAAGGTGCGCGCTGCAGAACGCCATCAGCGTGGCTGTAACGATTTTATCGACCAATGCTATCGTGACGATGGCAAGAACCTACGAGGCACAGTAGTAAAGTTATATGTTCCCACGAGCATACCGTCAGATCTGCTCGTGGGACTTTGTTCTTTGATTTATGGGGGAAGAATTGGAATCGACAGTATCGATTGGGTTTGGTGTTCACGCAGAGAGGGATCTCTATAATCATTCGAAGAAAAAAATAAACGGCAACGTAGAATTATCAACAATGGCTTTTGAAGACGCTATGTCTTTCGTTTCTAACGAATACAAAGTAGCGGCTTAAGCCACGGGGAGTCATCCCTTGGAACAGAAAATGGCAAAATTTGTTTTTCTGGTTACGCCAGATGGTGGAATTGAAATACGGTGCAGGGCTTGCCCAGTACTAGGCGTGTAAATAAAGACATCGAATTGCGACTTTATCTGGACGGGGGTTCGAGGCCCCCCTTCTCCACAACATAGTCAGGTGGCGGAATGGTAGACGCTTTTGGATTCTCTGTCCGATACCTTTGTTAAGGCAAAAAGCTTACAGGTTCGAATCCTGTCCTGACTACAACATGAATAAAACCTTTCAGCCAATAGGCAAGTACATTGTCATCTCCAACATTGAGGAGGAGATTAAGACAGACGGAGGGCTACTATTGTCAGCCCAAGACACGAGTGAATTTCGCTATAAGAAGGCGAAGGTGATTGAGGCTGGCACTGACGTGTCTGTGATCAAGTCGGGTGACATTGTGCACTACGACA